ATGAGTACGAGTATATGTATCGTTACTTATAGCGGTGTTGATGCTACTAACTACAGCCTAGTTAGTGGGCAAACTGCAGTATATCTAGATGTGAATTCCGCCACGCCATCTAATTTTCTAGGCGAGATTGAGAGTAAGGCGCTCCATGATGCCAAAGCGATTAACCCTAATGTAACAAGAATTCTTATTGATAAGGTATTCCAGTTGTCGTAACTCAACCTATCCAACAACTAACCCGCCTCGCGGGTTTTTCATTTCTAAGACCGCCGAGTGCGGTTTTTTTTTGCGCCCTAAAAAAGAGGTCTCGCATGGCTTTTATTAAAGATGCTGTTTCTTCCCTGTTGGGAGGTGGCAATGATACGTCATGGCAGTGGGCTGAACATCTACACCCAGCCTCGTTCCGGGGTGTGCCGTTTGCGGTGGTCTCCGGGGAAAGTGTCTTCGGTCGCCGTCAGGCCGTGCATGAATACCCGTATCGTGATACGGCGTGGCTGGAGGATTTAGGCCGAGCTACCCGGCGGATCACGTTGCGCGGTTTTATCATTCAGAACAGCGCGGTGTATCACGCGCCGGATGTGATCACCCAGCGTAAAAATCTGGTGGCGGCCTGTGAAACCGGTTCAACGGGCACCTTAGTCCATCCGACGCTGGGGGAACTGACGGTCAGTGTGACCGAAAGTGGCCTGCGCATGAATGAAAGCAAGGAATTTGGCCGGGTATTTGAGTTCACACTCACTGTGATTGAATCGGGGCTGAAAGTCTTTGCGATCTCCGAATACATCGGGTTGTCTATGAACGTCAGCGGGTTAAGCGAGCTTTCGTCCGGACAAGGGTATCAGGCGGTCGAAATCGCCAGTGCCCAAGACCCGGAAGCGGAAAAGATGCGTTACCGCAATTACGTCACCATCATCGAAAGTACATTGTACTCACATCAGCGACAGCAGGAGGCCATTGACTGGGAAATGAACCGTCGTTATGGCCGTTCAAAGGTGCTCAAGGTACTGGTCGACAGTTGGCGCGATGTCAGCGGGACGTTGTGGACACCCAACACCCTGATACCGATCCACTTGCCGGTTTTTGGGCTGGAATCTGAACAGTGGCTGCTGTCTGAAGTGTCTTATGTGCGTAATAAGGACGATGGCACGCGGGCCGAACTGACGCTGATGCCGCCGGCTGCCTTTACTGTCCAGCCGTATGAATTTTATTCCACCCTGATGGAACTGCGCAATGGAGGTTACTGACGTGATGGACGTTAAGAATTTATATCGCCGGGCGATGATGATGCTCGGTTTAGGTCGGGTCACCACTTGTAATGATAAGGGGGTTATCCAGCAAATTCAGTATCAGACGGAAATGGAGGTCCGGGACAACACCCACCGGATGGCGGAGTTTGGTTTTTCCTCCGGATTACCGGCAAATACTGATGTAGTACTGGCGTTTTTAGGCGGGGACCGCTCCAATGCGGTGGTGATTGGCAGCAACCATAAGCAGTACCGGCATCAGGGATTAAACTCCGGCGAAGTGGTGGTGTACAACCAGTGAGGGCTGCATATTCTGCTGACGGAATCGGGAATCACGGTGGAAGCCAAAGGTCAGCCTGTGACAGTTAATAACGCATCTAAAGTGACTGTTAACGCCTCCACTGAAGTGTTGCTCAATACGCCTGTGCTCAAAGTCACCGGTAATGTGATTGATAACTGCAACACCAATACCACCACGATGAAGCAATTACGGGATAGCTACAATCGTCATACGCATCCTGTTTCGGGTGTGAGAGCAGGGGATTCAACGGTGCAGAGCCAGATAACGGGGGATATCGTCAAATGAGTGATATCACCTCCTGGTGGAATGTGAAAAATATCCACGCTGACTGGTTAGCCGGGCGCGGGGATATCGTTACCGGCAATGACCTGCAAACCGCCATCATTATCAGTCTGTTTACGGACCGGCAAGCGAGAGCTGATGATGCCATTGACGGCACCGACCGCCGGGGGTGGTGGGGCGACAGTGGTGTGGATTATCAGATTGGCTCCCGGTTATGGCTGTTGCACCGACAGAAACTGACGACGGCTGTAGCGCTGGCGGCGGAAGGCTATGCCCGTGAAGCGTTGCAATGGATGCTGGACGATGGCGTGGCGTCTGCGATTGATATCCACACGCAGATTGTCTGGCCTGACCGACTGAATATGATGATCCGTTATCAGCGTCCGGGGCGGAATAACGAAGACCTGCGTTTTTTCTGGGTATGGGAGCGAGAAAATGCCGTTTAAACGAAAGACCCTGACCGAACTTAGGGCACAGAACCGCAGTTATTTACAGTCAGAATTACAGAAAACCGGCCCGTTACTACGCTTTTCCAATATGGGCGTACTGGCGGATATGGATGCCGGCATGGCACACCTGCATTACGGTTATCTTGATTACATGGCCCGACAAACCACCCCGTTTACGGCTACCGACGAATGGTTGGCAGGCTGGGCCGCGTTAAAGAAAATCTTCCGCAAACCAGCCACCGCCGCCCAGTGTGACCATTATCAGTTCACTGGCGTGGCAGGAACGATGATTCCCGCGCAAACAAGGCTGAACCGGGGAGATGGCTATCAGTATCAGACCGTGACAGAAACCCGTATTGATGAGCACGGGAGAAGCGCTGTTCGGCTGATAGCTATACTACCGGAGAGTACCGAAGATGATTCCGGCGGCGGTGCGGCAGGGAACGCCCCGGCAGGCACGATATTAACACTGGACCAGAGTCTGGCCGGCGTTGATGTGGAAGGTACGGCGATAGTGCCGATTACCGGTGGGGCAAATATCGAAAGTGAGGCGAATTTTCGCTCCCGTATGCTGTTGGCTTATCAGGGGACGCCACAGGGTGGCTCTGATGATGACTACAAACAGTGGGCGCTGTCCGTGCCGGGCGTTACCCGTGTCTGGGTCAGACCAAGAGCGGCGGGAGCCGGGACAGTGGGTGTCTATATCATGTGTGATAACAACGGTCACGATGGCTTTCCTGTCGGCAAGGATGGCGTTTCCTCGCAGGAATCGTATGCTGTTCATGCTACGGGGGACCAATTGCGCGTGGCTGACCATCTTTATGTCTTACAACCCGTCACGGCTTTAGTTTGGGTGTTATCTCCCATTAAACATCTGCTTGATTTCACTATCAGTGGCTTGTCTCATGTTGGGACAGCGGTGACCGGTCGCATTAATGACGCGATTAATAACATGTTGTTTGAAAGTGGTAATCCGGATGGCACCGGGCGCATTCTGCTCTCCGAACTGCAATATGCCATTGCTGACGTGCCGGGCACAGCAGGCTTTGTGATCACCTCACCGACAGACAATATCACGTTGCCGGTGGGACATTTACCCTTACGCGGGAAGGTGACTTACACATGAAACCATACAGCGTGGCAGCGTATACCACGGCGCTTAATGGCTTATTGCCTACCGGGATGGCGTGGACCCGAACACCGGATTCGGTGATGAGTGCGGTTGTACGGGCGATTGCGAGGAGCTATCACCGCAGTGACCAGGATGTGCATTTGTTACTGGACGGCAGTTTTCCGGCCACAGCAACGATTATGTTGCCGGAGTGGGAGAAGTCTTTAGGCTTGCCGGATGACTGTGCGATTGGGGAAATTGACAGTATCTCTCTGCGGCAAAAAGCGGTGGTGTCGAAGTTATTACGCACCGGCGGGCAGTCAAAATCTTATTTTATCGGTCTGGCGGCCGAGCTGGGCTTTCGTATCACCATCACTGAATTTCGGCAGGCCAGAGCAGGCATGTCAGCCTGTGGTTCGGCTCTGAACGGTGGTGACTGGCTGTTTGTCTGGCGGATTAATGCCCCGGAAACCACGATGAACTATGCGGTAGCGGGAGGAAGTTATAGCGGGGATCCGCTGCGCTCATGGGGCAACCGGAAACTCGAGTGTCAGTTCCGACGGATAAGCCCGTCTCACACCATTCTACAATTCGGTTACAGCCAGTAACGATTATTTATTCAGTTTACCTTTCTTTTTTATCACCTTCATTGAGTGAGGATGTGTTATGCAAAAAATCGGTGACATTACCAACACCGCAGACAGTCACGGTGAGTTTACCAACGGGAATGTGGCCGCCGGTATCCCGCCCACACTGTTGGAAGCGGAGTGGTTTAATACCTTACAGCGAGAAATTATTAATGTGTTATCTAAAGCAGGAATAAAGCTGAATAAAAATAATGATGTGCAATTAGCTGAGGCGATATCTCAAATAATTTTTAACGGCGCACTCGAAAAAGCACAGAATGGAGCAGACATTCCGGATAAACCGACGTTTGTGAAGCATCTTAATTTTATAGAGCAGCAAACAGGTGCTTCTACGACCACCGTAATGAGTCAGCAGGCGGTGACGAATGCGATTACTCACGCCACACCGGATGCGTCAACAACGCAAAAAGGGGTGGTTCAGCTGACGAGTTCGCGCGTTTCCAGCTCTGAAGCACATGCCGCTACAGCGAATGCCGTTGCGCAAAATTACAATGATATTCGGGCATTGCAAGAAAAAACAAGCGATGCGTCAACAACACAGCGGGGCTTAGTTCAGCTCTCAGACTCTCGCACCTTATTTTCATCATCAGTTGCGGCGACATCTCTTGCTGCCTCTCAAAATTACATGGACATGCGAGGAATGCTTGGCAATATCGGCAAAACAGGAAGGGAATTAGGGGTGACCTACGAAAGCAAGCAGGGGTTCGCTGTTTTTGTCCATGTTGATGGTATTTCCTCCACGGGGTCTAATTTTCTCAGTGCGGTGGTGAATGACGTTAACTTTCGCGGTTCCATGTGTGCCCCTTTAGCCAATCAGCGAATTGCTATCAGTTTTATGATACCTGCGGGGGCGACCTATTCGGTCTGGCAACATTCCGGCGTCGTTACGGATTTGGTTTGGGTGGAGACAGATAAACGATGAACATGAAATATTTTAAAGACGATAACAATACGGTGTATGCGTATGAAGCGGATGGTTCACAGGATGAGTCTATCAAGCCACACTTGTTGCCCATATCCCGGGGCGAAGCGATGGCGATTGTCAATCCGCCGCCGACACCTGAGCAATTAGCGGCGGAAGCTGAAGCGCAAAAACGCTATCTCATGTCACAGGCAGCAATCACCATTGCACCATTCCAGGATGCCGTTGACCTCGACATGGCGACGAAAGAAGAGAAAGCCGCTCTGCTCAAATGGAAAAAATACCGTGTCCTGCTCAACCGGGTGGATTGTTCCACTGCCCCCGATATCGTCTGGCCTGAACAGCCGGAGTGAGGGGAATAATCACTACCGCCCTGCTCCATATTGAAGTTGGGCGGTGTGTTATTTTTGTAATACATCATATATTGGAGTGTGCGATTCCTGATATTTTATCAATATAATCAGCAAACCATTGCATCATTTCTCGACGCGAATCTAAGTATTGTGCGTGGTTATATACGCCCCTGATACTATTGCTATCGACATGAGCTAATTGTTTTTCGATGACATCATGATCAAATTTATGCTCATTGAGGATTGTACTAAACTGGTGACGAAATCCATGACCACTAGCAATACCGTCATAACCTATTCTTCGAATAACCAGCAGAACAGCATTTTCGCTAATGGATTTTCTCTTGTCATTTCTTCCGGGAAATACAAAATCTGAAATAGATGAAGTTATCGGTTTTAAGTTTTGAAGTAACTTAAGAACCTGATCTGACATAGGCACAACATGCATTCTACGGCCTTTCATTATAGAAGGGTCGATGGTTATGATTCGATTATCAAAATCGACGTTCTTCCATAACATGCTTCGCATTTCTTTAGTTCTTAATGCTGTGTATTGCAAGATTTGAGTTGCAGTTTTGGATATAACGCTACCGGAGTATGCTGATAATGCCTGATTAAATGAAGGTATTTGGTCAATAGTAAGAAATGGGTAGTGTTCTTTGCGATATCCAGTCATAGCATTAGCCAAATCTGGAGCAGGATTATATTTCGCTCTACCAGTCACTATTGCATATCTGAATACTTCTCCGCATCTACGTCGAGCTTTACTGGCTCTTTCCATAGCTCCTCGTTCTTCGAATAAACGAATAACTTTGAGTAAAATCATTGGTTCTATTTCTTCCATTGTCATATGACCAATAGCAGGCAGGATGTCGTTATCAAACATTGCCTTTATCTCTTTAGAGTAGCTTTCAGACCAAAATCCAGTTTTGAACTCATACCATTCTTTAAATATATCAGCAAAAATATCTTGCTGTTTGCTTGTGAGCTTTTTCTTTTTTGAAAGATCTGAACCACTAGCTAACTCTTTCTTTAATTCAAATACCTTACTTCTTGCTTCAGCGAGGGATACTTCCGGATATTTACCCACAGTATGAATTTTTTCTTTTCCCTCAAACTGATAGCGCAATTGCCATACCTTTTTTCCAGATAACGGAACATATAGATACAAGCCGTTACTATCTGATAGGCGGTATGGTTTTTCTTTTATCTTAGCGGAGTTGACCTGTTTCACAGTGAGCATTGGGTAAAATTCCATTGGGTAAAATTTTTACCCAGATAAGCATGAGGATGTCAACGAACTAATATGAGTTTCTACGAACGGCTATTTCCCGTTAACGCTGATAAACAATAGGCTTTGAGGACTTATAAGAACGGTGGTGAACTGTGAATGGCGCCCCCTGCAGGAATCGAACCTACAACTAGCCCTTAGGAGGGGCTCGTTATATCCATTTAACTAAGAGGGCATTTTACTGCTTGTTTCAGGCCGTTTCTGAAACGCCCGTATCTTAGCTCTTTCTGCCTGTTTTAATCAAGTTTTTTGCATTTGTTTGTTTCACCCTATCTTCTTTAGTTTTTTGTTATAGTCAACTCATTACTTACTATTGTGTACAGATTGAGTACATAATCGCACTTCATTTTGTGAACAATTTATAACCATAACCTTGAGTGTTATTACCGGCTGATTTTAATGACCCTATAAAAAAATCAAGATTGTCAGTTTTTTTGTTCGAACATCACTCAATTGAAAATTGAAAATTGAAAATTAAAGTGATCAATAAAAACTGACCACTCGTTATAAAAAAATATCTCGTTACTCTGAATCACTTAATTATCACACCATCTGAAACAAAAACGTTTAGTTTCTCCAGTTGCCTTCAATACATCACCTAACTTTTTTGCATCAGGAATGGACTGAGCAATATAGTCGTATGTAATGTTGTAATCATGTACAATTGAAATTCCGACTATAATTTTTGAATATCTTCCAAGGTGGTAAGTTACACCATCAACTGTTACATAAAGAAACTTATCATAGAATAAATCCAACATACTTCTAAAACATTGCTGTTTTTTATAAGAATGCGCATTGAATAAAAGAAAACCACCAGACAATCCTGCAAATAACCTTTCTGACCAATAGAAAAATCCTATTTTGTCTGCATCAATAGGTGTGTTATTTTCGATAACAGATAATTTACCAAAAGGCGGCCTATTCTGGTTTGATTGTGATTCACTATTGTATCCCCAATGCATATTTTCTAATTCTATTTCTGGATCGGAAAAATTAAATTTCTCAGCATCAAGCGTAATGTCAAGCTCCAATTTATATTCTGTTTCTGATGTGTCAATTTTTGATTTATTATTATCGACCAT